ATGTTGACCCTCAAGGAACGGCTGCAGGTGCTGATGCCCAGCGAGGGCAGCTATTACGACGAGTTCAACCTGTGCCCGTCCGAGGCAATGCGCCAGAAGCTGAACCAGGCTGAGGTGCGGATCGAGAATTGGCACACGCTGATGCCCGCGGCCGAGCCGAAGCGGTCAGTCGTGAAGAAGGGCGCAGAGTCCGACGAGGCCTTTACCCGCCGCGTTCTGGGCAAGCTGGCAGCGCACAAGGACATCGTGGTGACCAACGACGAGGCGCACCACGCCTATGCCCGCCAGCATCTCGACGAGAAAGGGCGCTGGATCGACGTGATGACCGAGGCCTCAATCCTGCCGGTGAACAAGCGGCCGCGGCTGGCGATCCGCCTGCACACGTCGAACTGACGGGTTCCTCATGTCCGTCTTTGCCGCCGCCATGGACCGCATCTTCACCCATGCGTCCATGGCGGCCCCGGCCCTCTGGATCTCGGCCACCACCTCCGAGGAACGCCCGATCCGCATCGTCCGCCGCGCCCCGGATCGCGTCACCGACTTCGGCGCGGGACGCTTCGTCAGCGACACGACGGTGGTGGATGTCCGCGTGGCCGACCTCCCCGCCCCGCGCCCTGGCGACGTGATCGTCATCGGCGCGGACAGCCATGTCATCCAGGGGGAACCGCTGCGCGACCGCGAACGGCTGATCTGGACGCTGGACCTGAGGCCTGCATGAAACTGAAGCTGGAAATCAGCCCCGACCTCGCAGCCCTGATGCAGGCGGAAATCGCCGCAGGCGAAAAAGCCGTCACCACCGCCATGCGCGAGGCGGGTGCGGGCCTCAAATCCGCCTGGCGCGGCCAAATCACCGGCGCGGGGCTGGGCACCCGGCTCGGCAATTCGATCCGGCTGGCCACCTATCCCAAGGGCAGCGAAAGCCTGAACGCCGCCGCACTGGTCTGGTCGAACGCCCCGGTGATCGTCGGCGCGCATGACACCGGGCCGCTGATCCGGTCGCGCAACGGCTTCTGGCTGGCAATCCCCACCCCGGCCGCAGGCAAATCCACCCGCGGCGGGCGGATCACCCCCGGCGAATGGGAACGTCGCACGGGGCTGCGCCTGCGCTTCATCTATCGGCGCAGGGGGCCGAGCCTGCTGGTCGCGGAAGGACGGCTGAACAGCAAGGGACGCGCGGTGGCCTCCCGCGCGAAGACCGGCCGCGGGCTGACGACGGTACCGATCTTCCTCCTCGTGCCGCAGGTCAAGCTGCGCAAGAGGCTGGATCTGGCGCGGGATGCCGAGCGGGCCATAGATGGCGTGCCGGAGAGGATCGTGGCGGGGTGGGTTGATCACTGAGATCTAAACGCGATCACCCAGATGAATCTCGACGTCAGTCTATCGCTCAGTGTAACAACGCGCTTGGAACACGAGGAAGTGAGAATGGGCAAGAAGCAGAGCTACACGTCATCAATTGACATATTGGAAGCAGGATTTGTCGCGTGCTGGCACAATATCCGAGATCTAGTCGCGTCTGCGGAATTGCTAAAAGAGAATGGGAGACACGCCCCTGCGCTTTCACTCTCCGTGCTTGCACTGGAAGAAATGGGAAAGCTAATTGCATTGGATGGATTATTGTTGTCCACGCAGGGTGATGAAAAGTCTAAAATGCAAAGAAAGGTGTCGCGGAGCCACAAGGACAAACTACAGAGCTTGGAGCTCCTGCCATTGTTGCTTCATGCCCTAAGCCAACACGATCCGCGATACAAGAGCGAAGAGAGGTTCCGACTTGCCTGTGCTATTGGCATGAAGAACCTTCAGGATTCGGGAAACATTTTGATGTCGTTGCTCGGTGAGGAATCGTTTGAGGCTTTAGATATTGAAAAACAAAAGGGGTTCTATGCTTCCCTGGAGCAGCAGAATGTGGTGGCTCCGAGGGATGCAGTAAGCAAAGAACTTTCAGATGCTGTATTCAAGTTGGTTAAGCTTGCAGACAGCAACCTCAACTTTGTTCTCAAGGATGGAAATCTTGATCGTTATATTTCATTCTTTCGGCGAGTCAGGGAAAAACTATCGAAAGATGATCATGAAGAAATACAGCGCTTGGCGAAGGATATGGCCAGTGAAGTTTTCGGGTTTGATCAAGATGACCGAGGAGTGTCAGATCGCCCATGATTAGAATAGCGAATTGGTCGTCGTCGTTTCTTTGCCGTCATTTACTGCTTTCCTAAAAGAAGAACCCAAATCTGAGAAGATTCCGTGGATTTCCTTCACGCGGATCTATAGAACGAATGTTGTGCCCACCACCCGCGAAACCGTCCTCGCCGCGCTACATGCGCGCCTGCAGTCGCTTGCCGCCCTCACCCTGCGTGACGAGGTGCTGCCCGAGCGGATCCCGGCAACTGGGCTGCTCATCTTGCGCGACGGTCAGCCGGGTGAACCAGAGGTGACGCTGTCACCGCTGCGCTATCACTACCAGCACCGGGTCGAGCTGGAGGTTGTCGTCCAGGCGGGCAGCGGCCGTGCCAGTGCCTTCGACGACCTGATCGCCGCCATCGGCGCGGCGCTGGAAGCCGACCGGACGCTGGGCGGCCTCTGTGACTGGGTCGAAACCGAGGCCCCGGCCTCGGTCGATCTGCCGGTCGAGGGCGCCGCGGCCCTGAAGGCGGCGGTGATCACCGTCGTCCTGCACTATACCACCACCGGCCCCCTGGCCTGACATCCCCCACATAGGAGACCCCCATGGCACGCGCACACGGCGCGCGGGCGCAAATGGCGCTTGCGTTCGAGACGGTTTACGGCACCCCGCCCGCCAGCGGCTATCGGCTGATGCCCTTTGCCCGCACCACGCTCGGCGCGGAACAGCCCCTGCTGAATTCGGAACTGCTGGGCTACGGCCGCGATCCCCTGGCCCCCATCAAGGACGCGGTCACCGCCGATGGCGAGGTGGTGGTGCCAATCGATGTGGAGGCCTTTGGCTTCTGGCTGAAGGCGGCTTTCGGATCCCCGACCACGACCGGCACCACGCCCAAAACCCACACCTTCCAGTCGGGGAACTGGACCCTGCCCTCCATGGCCATCGAAGTGGCCATGCCCGAGGTGCCACGCTTCGCGATGTATGCGGGCTGCGTGATGGACCAGCTCAGCTGGCAGATGAGCCGATCCGGCTTGCTGACGGCCACGGCACGGTTGATCGCGCAGGGCGAGGCCATCGCTGCCACCACGGCTGCGGGCACGCCGACCGCGCTGGGCCTGCAACGCTTCGGCCATTTCAACGGGGTGGTGAAGCGCAACGGCACGGCGGTGGGCAATGTCGTCTCGGCCGAGATCACCTATGCCAACGGCCTCGACCGGATCGAGACCATCCGCAACGACGGCAAGATCGAGGGTGCCGATCCCGGCATGGCCGCACTGACCGGCCGGATCGAGGTGCGCTTCGCCGATAGCGCCCTCGTAACCCAAGCCATCGACGGCACGCCTTGCGAGCTCGAGTTCGCCTACAGCCTCGGCGCGAATGCCAGTTTCACCTTCACCGCCCATGCCGTCTACCTGCCCGTCCCGCGGATCGAGATCCCCGGGCCCCAGGGCATCCAGGCCAGTTTCGACTGGCAGGCCGCCAAGGCCACCAGCCCCGCCCGCATGTGCACCGCCGTCCTCGTCAACACCGTCACGGGATACTGATC